ATATTCGTGAAATGCACCAGCCTCTAGCGGTAGGAAAAGCTGTTGGGTATCGCTCGGTCGATATCAACCATGAAGGACAGAACTTTAAGGGGATAGAAGTATCCGCTTACATTTCTAAGGGAGCCGAAGACACTTGGCAGAAGGTACTAGACGGAACTCTAAGTGCCTTCTCGATTGGTGGTCGCATTATGGAGCGTGTTGAAGATGAACACAGAATGTTCCGTGGCCAGCCAGTAAGCGTTGTCACTGAGTATGAACTTGGTGAACTAAGTCTGGTTGATAATCCAGCTAACCCTGCAGCAAATATAACGCTAGTAAAGGCAGATGACGCTGGACTTGTCTATGCGTTGGATGTGGAAGAAGTGGAGTGTAATAAGTCGGGAGATTCTGTTGTATGTATCACTTCTAGTGGCACAACTGCCGGAAATGTAACTACATACTCTAACTCTTCTAATTACACTGTGGTCGATGGTGGCTGTAATGTTACGAAAAACTTGCAATATAAGGAAAGTTCTGGTAATATCCTGAATATGGACAACACAGATAATGTGGTTGTATCTGACGTAGATGCATCTGAAGATGCAGTTGCTGAAGATACAGCGACGAATGTATTGGAATCAGCTATATCGGAAGATATATCTGACAGAATCTCACTTCTTCGCAGATTCTTGACATGGCTTACTGATGCCTCTGATGAGGAATTGGGGGGTCTTGTTGATTCTACTGACGAGGGTGTGGAAAAGTCCGCTGAGGCACAAGATGAAATTGAGCTTGTAGCTGACGATATCAATGATGAAGGAGAAGATATGAACATTGAAGAACTCACAGCAACTCTTTCTGCTGTCATTGATGAGAAGCTTGCTGACTTTGCCAAGGCCTCGAAGGAAGATATCGAGACTGCGGTTGAAGGAAGGCTTGCTTCTGCTATTGAGACAGTAGTGGAGAAGCATGAAGATCTTGTAAGCAAGATCGAAGAAACAAACAAAGAAGTCGCTGAGCGTGTAGATGGGATCAACGAACGTGTTGAGACTGTTGAAGATGCGGGCGCAATTAAAAAGAGTGTCGATGAGACTGAAGTTGAAGAGGACGAGGCAATCGCTAAGGTTGCTGAAGAGGACGAGGAGACTTCCATTTGGAACAACCTCTACCTACCTCAAGAGCTGATTAAGTCTCTGGGATACAAGTCATAGGGAGGAAATATACAATGGCTAATGAAGACCTTCTACAAAAGGCAAATGAAGTAACAACTAGCGTTGTTGGAAATTCCGGTGGCGGCATTCTTAAGCCCGCTCAGGCCAATCGCTTCCTTGATTTCGTTGTCGATCAGTCTGTTCTATTGCAGCAGTCTCGGGTTGTGCGCATGCGCAGCGACTCGATGGAGATTGACAAGGTATCAGTAGGAACTAGGTTGCTTGCAAAGGCTACTGAGGCTACCGACACTGGAGCAAACGCAGCGGTGACCTTTTCTAAGGTTGCTTTGACGACTGTCAAGCTTAGGCTTGATTGGGAAGTCAGCACTGAGTCCCTTGAGGACAATATTGAAGGTGATTCTCTTGAGGATCACATCGCTCAGGTCATGGCGCGACAAACGTCGAATGACATGGACGATCTACTTATCAATGGTGATACAACTAGTAGCAATACGCTGCTCAAGGCCCTAGATGGCTTTGTGAAGCTTGCTAAGGCTAGTGGTACTGTTGTAGACGAGGCCGGTGACAATGTAAGTCGCTCGGTCTTTGATCGTATTCTTAGGAACATTCCTAACAAGTACCTACAGCGTCGTAATGAGCTTCGGCTCTTTACTGGCCCAGGTGTTGTACAGGATACAATCTGGTCACTACAGAACCCTAACTCTGCCACCTCTGCAACCGCAGGCGCACCGTCGCCCGGTTCAACATATGGTGACAGACTGCTAGATGGCGCTGCAGGCGCAAATGGTGGTCCCGGTTCAACCGGTTTGGCACCATTTGGTATTCCCCTAATTGAGGTGCCTCTCTATCCAGAGACGGTAACCGGGGATTACAGCGGTGCTTCTGGTAACCACGGTTACATTGCGCTAACCTTCCCCAACAACCATGTTGTGGGTATTCAGCGAGAGATCACGCTTTACCGTGAATTCAAGCCGAAGAAGGACACGATTGAGTTTACTCAATTCAACCGTGTGGCTGCAAACATCGAAAACGCAGATTCTTACGTAATCGCTAAGAACGTAGCAATCCGCGCAGTCTAAGTAAGTTTTAGTTAATATCTAAGACTGGAGAACCCTCGGGAGGCTTGACTTCTCGGGGGTTCTCTTGTGTTGCTATTGATCCGGTATTATGGTAGAATCCTTATATGATTAACGATGATGTAGTAATTACTGAAAACATTAATAACCCAGAGATTGAGGGCGAGAAGCCTAAGCCTAAACCTAAGGCGGCAGCCAAAAAGCCTGCTGTCAAGAAGGCGCCAGCTAGCAAGGCTGCTGCTAAGAAGGATGATCGTGTAATGTTGTTTATGCGTCACGGAGCAGGCTATGCTGTGGGGGATGTGAAGTTTCTTAGTTCTCATCCATATCAGTTGGTTGATAGTGAGACGGCGAAGCAACTCCTTCAGACGGAACAGTTTGAAGAAGCTGATGCTGAAGCTGTAAAAGAATTTTATGGAGAGTAGAAATGGCTGGTTTATCAAACTATCTTGAAGATAAACTTATAAATCATGTTTTAAGAAATACGTCATATACGCCCGCTACTGCGGTGTATCTGGCTTTATTTACAAGCAATCCTACTGACGCTGATACTGGTAGTGAAGTAAGTGGCGGTAGTTATGCACGACAATCGGTTGCCTTTAGTGCGTCATCAAGTGGAAGTTCTTCTAACTCGTCCAGTGTGTCCTTCGCTAGCATGCCAGCTGCGACAATTACACATGTTGGAGTGTATGATCTATCTTCTGGTGGTAACTTGTTGTTTCATGGAGCGCTGTCTGCGTCCACTGCCGTTGCTTCTGGAGATACGTTTACCATACAGGCAAACGATCTTCAAATTAGCCTCGCTTAGTTGGATAAAAAAACGGCGTAATGGTATAATCAAGGTATGGCATTTAGTTACAACCTCACCATTAACCAGGGTGAGACCTTTTCTAAAGATTTTACGTACACGGCGGGCGGCAATGCTGTTGACCTGAGTAGTCACACTGCGCGTATGCAAGTGAGGACTAGTTATGATGCTGCCACTACGTTGGTAAGCTTAACCAGTGGTGCTGGTGATATAGCCTTGACGGCTGCCGGTGTTATAACTGTCACCATCTCTGCAACGGCTACTGCAGCGCTCGCTGCCCCTAATAATGGGGTTTATGATTTAGAGATCATAGGTACTGATAGTACTGTAACTAGATTGCTTCAAGGTAATGTAAGTATTACACCTGAGGTAACAAAGTAATGGGTACTACTTTAGTAGTAAATGAGACTGCGCAGACGATCAAGGTAGTTGCTGATGATCGTGTTCTTTTAGAAGATACAGCTCCCGGCGAAGTTCTTACGGTAGCAACCACTGGTCCTCAAGGACCTACTGGTTCTGCTGCAACATTGTCTGTTGGTTCGGTAACAACCGTAGCCAATGGTGTGGGGAGTAGCGTGTCTAATTCGGGCACATTGACGGCAGCCGTTCTGGATTTTATTCTAGAGGCTGGCCCGGCTGTGAACGCTACTGTTGTTCATACTCAGTCATCGTCTGCGTCTACGTGGACTGTTAACCATAATTTGGGGAGATACCCCTCAGTAGACGTCATAGACTCTGCTGGAACGCAGGTAATCGGAGATNTTCAACATACGTCTGTAAATCAGGCTGTATTGACTTTTGATAATCCTTTTGCCGGTAAAGCTATTATAATTTAGGAGGAAAAATGGCTAAAAAGTTTCTGGTCCCTATTGATCTACAATCATATATTGACCTTAATAAAAACGAGCTACGTAATTCTGTAATACAGAATCTAGCTACAGCCCCCTCTGCACCGTCCAACGGCCAGATTTACTATGACACTAGTGATGACAAGCTCTATGTTCGTGCTGCTGGAGGATGGGTTTATATAAACCGCAATACTGCCACTACGTCTGTAGATGGCTTGATGTCTTCAACTGATAAGACAAAACTTGATGGTGTTGAAACTAGCGCCGATGTCACAGATGCAACGAATGTTGATACTGCTGGCGCTGTTATGGAGGGTGATTTCAATGCTGGTACATTCTTGTATGCTGCTGTCGATAACACTCCCGCTGTCAAGACTGCTGCTGAAGTCCTAACCATTCTTGGTGTGGAGACTGCTGCTACTGCTGATCAAACAGCGAGTGAAATTTTAACATTGCTACTCACTGTGGATGGCGCTACTAGCGCTCTAGATGCTGACAAGTTGGACGGACAGGAAGGTACATACTATCTCGCTAGAGCTAACCATACTGGTTCTCAAACGGCTAGTACGATTTCTGACTTTGACACGCAGGTGCAAACGAGTCGTCTAGATCAGATGGCTGCACCGACTGCCTCTGTGTCAATGAATTCACAGAGAGTAACTAGTGTTAGTACGCCGACATCTGATAACGATGCTGCTACTAAGGCTTATGTTGATGCGACAAAGGCGGGCTTGAATGTTAAAGAGCCTGTACGTGTTGCGACTACTGCCAGTCTTGCTATAGCCACTGATCTGCAAAATGCAGATACTGTTGATGGTGTAACACTGGCTACAGGCGATAGGGTGTTGGTCAAGAATCAGACAACTGGTTCTGAAAATGGCATCTATGTTGTAGTTGCCTCCGGAGCGGCAGGTCGATCTACTGATTTTGACGCTTCTAGTGAAGCTATAGGTGGTGCTTTTGTTTGGATTAATGAGGGTAGTACACAGGCTGATACTCAGTATGTTGTAACGACCAATGATCCAATTACTCTTGGAACTACATCCATTACATGGACTAAGTTCTCATCTGTTTCTGGCGTGGTTGCTGGTGATGGTCTTTCAAAGACTGGTGCTACAATTTCTGTCAACCTGGATACCAATCCTGGTTTGTCGGTAAGCGCTAGCGGCTTAACAGTTGCTACTGGTCTGGCTGGAGCGGGGCTTACGCTAACAAGCGGTGCCTTGAGTGTTGATGATGTCGATCTAGCATCGGCTGTTACTGGAACACTTCCAATTGCTAATGGCGGTACTGGTGCTACAACTAGCGCTGGTGTAAAGACTGCTCTTGGCTATATGACTCGCTATGCTGCTACATTGACTGGTGATTCTACAACGACTTCGTTTACTGTGACACACAGTCTTGGTACTAAGTCAGTTACAGTAGCTGTGTATGAGTCTGCTTCTCCATATGCTGAAGTTGAGACAGACGTAAAGCATACCACAACAAGTGCCGTTACTGTTGCTTTCGGATCGGCTCCCGCTACGGGAACAGATTACGAAGTCGTAGTCATCGGTTAAGAAATGCGGGATTCCTGAGGGGATCTGCTATAATAATATAGGACGGTTGAGGTCGTGGCTAAATCTTTTAAGACAGTTATATCCATTGATGACGCAAGCTCTGCTGCGTCTGAAGCCCTACGTACCCGTGTCTCTGGAGATACACAATCGCGTATTTCCATTGATGCCGGTGGTAAGCTTACGTGGGGCTCTGGGGCTGCCAC